AGATGTCCAGGGGGACCTCCATCTCCTCGGCCCGCTTGCGCCCTTCGGCCAGCTCCTGCATAACTTCGTCCGGCTCGCGGCCCAGCTCGCGGATGACCGCGTCTTGACTCGTGAACCCGTTTCGGATCGCTTCCTTCTTGGCGTTGATCTCCTTCACCGGATCGATCATCGCGGCCCCGGGTGGAGTCCAAACGGCGGTGGCCTTCTCGTCCGAGAAGAGCCCGGCCATGACCGCGGCATCGACGAACCAGCCCCAGATCCGGTGGCAGAGCACCGGGACCAAGGTGTTCTCGCGGAACTTGGCGTTGCCCCGCTCGTACTGCAGCCGGCCCATCCGGCCCGACGAGAAGTTGACCTGCGTGAGGTCTCCGGTCAGCGCTTCGTAGGTGGTTCCGTATCCAGCGGCGATGGCGCGCAGGCTGATCTTCGCGTAGTCGGTGTACCCCTGAGCGTGCGGCGGATTGGCGAAGGAGATCGTTCGGCCTGCGGGCAGGTGCTCGTAGGTGCCCGGCTCCATCTCGTCCACGTCGGACTCTGGGAACGCTGCGTTTGTGTCGACCTGCGAGTCGAGGTCGTGGATGAATCCCACGTAGAGGTTTGCGAGCTTTTGCCGCAGGAGGACCGCGTCTTCCATGTCGTCGAAGTCCCGCGTGCGAAGCAGGCAGGGTGTCCCGCGGGGGATGCCTCGCACCTGGCCGGGGCGGATCTCATCGAACAGGTGGATGATGTCCTCGGCAGGAACGCGCTCGCTCTGGATGGACCGGGTGTGGTAGTTCTCCCCTGGGTGGTCGGGAAAAAGCCAGTAGGCGGCGAGCCGGTCCTGGGTGTCGTACTCCACCCCTTGGATCACCCGGTTCCCGTTTTCGAGAACTTGACCATCTTTCAGCGTGTCGAGGTGGTCTGCCTCCATGATCTGTACTTGCAGAGGGACCGTGAGCCCCTGAGCGGTGGATCGGTGACGCTTCCGAAGGAGCACTTCCCCGGACTCGTCCGCGGCCTGCATGCAGAGGTCCTGCATCTTGTAGAAGTTCTTCCGCCCGTGGGGGTCGATCTCGGTGGTCCCCGCCCAGCCCTTGAAGGCTGCGTTGATCAGTTCCTCTTCCCGCTTGCCCTTGGTCGACCGGGCGCTCGGGCGAATGCCGAGACCGACGATGTCGTCGGCGCGAGTCCGGATTGCTTTGTCTGCCCATTGGTTGTTCCGGCGCAGGTCCCGGCTTCCAGCTCGGAGCCGGTGGAGCGCGGGGCCGATCTCAGCATTGGCGCTCGAGCCCGGACGGACCCAGCCGGAGGTGCGCCGGCCATTGCTCGCGGCTTCGTATCGACGGACGCGCTCGATGCCTTCCCCCAGGGCTCCGGTCATGGCGCGTGCTCGGGCTCGCTTGTAGCCAAGGCCGGGGAGCGCGGTGGCGAGGACGCGCTCGAAAAATCCGGGGCGCGGTCCCCAGTCGAGTTGGTTGTCTTGCGGCATCAGCTTTGCTCCCAGGGTCGGCCTGTCGAGGTGGGGGTCCCGCCCAGTCCCTTGGTGTGCGCCATGACTTTGCGCGCCGGCGTGCCGTCCGAGAGACCGAGGGCGCGCTCCATCTTTCGGGCGAGGGCGTTCATCTCGGCCTGGCTGCGGTAGGTGACCTCGCGGTCCTCGTACTTGACCATCTTGACGCCTTCCCAGATGGCTGCCATGAGGGCCTCGTACTGCTCCATCGTCGGGGGGGGGATTGCCATGGTTGTGACCTCAGTCTCGGTGCTTGTTGAGATATCCGCTCCGGCGCTTCTTCCGGGTCGGCTTGTTGGGTTCGGCGTGCAGGTTCAGTTCACCCTCGAGGCGTTCCCAGTCGGCCTCCGAGAATCGATCGAGCCCCGCCACCGCGGCGGCAGCTCGAGCGTAGACCCGGCAGTCCAACCGTTCGTTCCGGCGACCGGGGAGCAGCTTCCATTCGTAGGTACGGTATCCCTTGCGGTCCACGCTGGCCACGATCTGCTCGCTCGTGAGTTGCTTGAATGCGTCCTCGGCGTATTGCGGCCAGTGGCAGTAGCCGGCGGGGTACCCGCTGTCGTCCTCATCCGTCGGTGGCTTGAGTCGAGCCCAACCGTAGAACTCCGTTTTGGCCACGTTGGTGCCCACGAGCCAGAGGAGTACTCCCCGCCGGATCGTCCGGCCTCCCTTGTTGACGTCGACCGGCTTCGCGGTTCCGACCAGGACCGGGAGCTTGCTGTATCCCTTGACCGCGATCGCTCGGTTGCGGGGTTGCTTGCGGACCCAGTTGTACACGTCCTGGGTGGCGAAGCCGGAGTCCACCGCGATGGTCCGGAGCGACATCTCCTGGCCGTCCTCGCGGATCCAGGTGCGGGCGAGCAGGGCCGTGACCGGCTTCCAGCTCTCCTCGTCCCCGGGGTCTCCCTCGATGACGAAGAAGTCGATCGACCAGCTTTCCTTGTCCCGGCCCCAGGCGACGATCTCCACTTCGAAGCGTCCGTTGCGGCCACCCTGAACGTCGACGCCGGCGGTGAGGAAGACTGCCCCCTTGGGGACGGTTCCGATCTTGTAGGTCTCCCGGCGGTCGTAGAGGTCGCGCCACTCGGGTGCTTCGCCCTGCTCAAACCAGGTCTCCCCCAAGTCGTGGTTGACGAAGACCCGGAGCTTGTCCGGCTTGCCCTGGGCCTTGAGCCAGTCCTCGACGATCGCCGACCAGCTTCGCCATCCGATCGGGCTGTAGAGCGCGGAGAGGTGGAAGCTTCGGTGGCGGTTGGACTCGTCCGGGTTCTCGGGAACCCACAGGCCGTTCTCGAGCATCCAGGACTTCTTGTGCTCCGCGGTGGCCTCCCCGCAGCTCGTGCAGACCACCCGGACGCTCGAGGGGTCGTTGTCGTCCCAGTGCATGAAGAGGCCGCCGGCGGACTCCCGGAAGTTGAGCTTGTGGTGCTCCCCGCAGCCGGGGCATGGCACGTGGTAGTAGCTCTGGTCCCCGTTCTTGAAGTTCTCCTCGATCCGGCTGCGGCCCAGGAAGGTTGGCGTCGAGACGATGAGGGTCTTGCTGCGGGCGAAGGTTCGCTGCGCTCGCTCGCAAAGTCTGACGGGATCACCCTCTCCTTCGACGTCCATGGGGTAGGCATCAACCTCGTCGAGCATCAGGTAGCGCACCGGAGTTGACCGTAGTCCCGTCGCTGAGTTAGCGCCAGTGAGCACCAAGACACCGCCCCCGAACTCCTTGGCCAAAATCGTGTTGGATGAGTCCTTGGCGCGCTTGTCTCCAACCTTCTCACGCAGCCTTGGGCAGTCCCGGATGAGCGGGTCCAGGCGTTGCCTCGAGTTCCGTTTCGCCAGGGGAACGGTGGGCATGACCATCATCATCGGCGCGGGGCTGTGGTCGATGACGTAGCCGATCCAGTTGTTGCCTGCTTCGGTGCCGCCCACCTGCGCGCCCTTCATCAGCGTGACCTTCTGGACCGGGCTCGAGGTGGACATGCAGTCCATCACTTCCCGGAGGTAGGGGGTCCGAACTGTGCGCCATTGGCCGGGCTCCGAACTCGCGCTGCTGCTGAGTACTCGGTGGCGGTCGGCCCAGTCCGAGACCGTGAGGATCGGGTCGGGCATCAGCCCTGCGAAGAACTCGCGCCCGTAGATTGCGGCTCCGTCTGCGATCACCATCAGTTGCTGTACTCCTTGCTGCCGGCTTCCGCCAGCTCCTCGAGGGCCACGTTCAACTCGCGGATCAGCATCTCCCTGCAGGCGTGCGCGTCGGTCTCCGCGGCCAGGGGGGCTCCGATCCTGTCGGCCACGTTGAGGACCTTGTCCCGGACCAGGCGGGCCGTTCGGAAGGCTTCGACCTTGACCCGGTCCACCTGGCAGAGCTTCCCGCTGCGCTCCTCAAAATCCAACTGGGTGAGGCGGGCTTGGAACGAGAGCTTGACCGCTTGCGCTGTCTTCAGGCTCGGTCCCTTGTTCTGGTCGGCGGGGTCCGCCGGCGGACGCATGTCAGGGAAGAGCCCGCCCTGCCCGGTGCGATCCTCCCCGTCGGAGAACCGACCCTTGGCCACCCCGGGCTCGCGCACCTGGGCGGGGTCGGTCCGGTTTGCCCACTCCCGGTCGGCCACTTCGAAGTCGATGCTGACCTTGTTGCGGGCGTTGTAGCTGACGCTCTCCACGAGCGTCTCCCGATCGATGGCCTTCCGCACCGCACCGTGGCTCTGGCCGGGCAGGCCGCTCTCCTTTCGGTGCAGGGCGTAGGCCCGCATTGACCCGGTGGCGCTCACTTCTTGGCCTTCTTCTTGGTCCGCTTCCTGCGGGTCTCCTCGAGGGACTCACCGTTGCCCTCGAGCACCGCGGTGCCGCCGGTCATCTTCTCCCAGCGTTGGATCGTCGTCTCGACGTGGCCGGGGTTCAGCTCCGTGCCGTAGGCCACCCGGCGGGTGGACTCCGCGGCCAGGAGGGTTGTGCCCCCGCCCATGAACGCGTCGAGCACCAGCTCCCCAGGTTCGGTGCTGTTCTCGATGGCGCGCCGGGCCAGCTCGACCGGCTTCTGGGTGGGGTGGTCCGGCTTCGCATCGCGCCCGACCTCCCAGACCGAATCGTCCCGGGTGGCCTGCGCCAGCTCGAGGTGCTTGCCGGGCTCGACCCGGATCCGACGGAGCTTGGATCCCTTCGGTGGCCGGGGCCGGATGTAGAGTTGCCCGCCGGCCCCGTCGGTGACGAGGAGTCCGTTGCCGAGGGTGGTGGCGATGCCCTGGGCGGCGTGCTCGGCCACCCGCCAGATGGTCTGCTCGAGGTCCCGCTGTCCGCGGAACCGAGGGGTCTCGCCGGCGCGGGCGGCGTAGTAGCAGGGCTCGTGCGCGGCCCGGTAGTGCCCCCAGCCCAGGCCGCCGGAGGGCTTGGCCCAAATGATCTCGCTGATCGGGACCAGGTCCGCGGTGTCCATGGCCTCGCGCAATTCTCGGCGGGTGGTGGGGTCGTGCCAAATGTACCAAGCGGCGTCCTGCCGGGTATGGGCGGCTAAGCGCTGCAGGGATTGCGCGAGCAGTTGGTGCAGCGCCTCACCGCGAAGGTCGTCCCCCGCGATGGGACGGCCCAGGTGGTCCCGGCCCGTCCAACTCACCCCGTAGGGCGGGTCAGTGAAAACGCAGGCCGCAAGCCCCCGGTGCCCCACAAGGGTATTCCAGGTTTCGGGGAGGGTAGCGTCCGCGCAAGCCAGGCGGTGCTCGCCCAGGAGCCAGATGTCCCCGATGCGCACCGCTGGATTGGTCGGCGGTTCGGTCATCGGTGGGGGGATCTCCGCTTCGCCGGCGTTCTCCTCGAGGCCGCGGAGGTCGGCCAGCTCGGCCTCGGACCATCCGAGGGTTCCCATGTCGAGGTCGGTGCTGTCCGCGAGGGCGTTCAGTTCCTTGGCCAGGGCCTCTTCATCCCAGGGGGCCAGCTCGGCCAGGCGGTTGTCGGCCAGCGTGTAGGCCCGGCGCATCGCCGGCGTCAGGTGCGTGAGTTGGACGACCGGAACTCCGTCCCCCAGGGCCCCGGGGAATCGGCGCTCGATCAGGAACGCTGCGAGCAACCGACCGTGGCCGGCGGTGATGATGTCCTCCCCGTCGACCAAAATCGGGTTGTTGAATCCGTACTCCAGAACGCTCTGCGCGATCTGCTCGACCTGGTCCGACCCGTGGACCTTGGCGTTGTTCTCGTAGGGCTTGAGTCGGTCGAGCGGCCAGAGTTCGATCTTGGCTGCGAGGCCGGGGACCTGTCGGGCGGGTTTCTTTTTTGCTGGCATCGTTGGGGGGCGTTGGGGTTGAGGACGCCGAAACCCAAACTCCAAAACCACGACCGGCGCTTCTGCTCGCTGGTGTGACCTGGGCCCCGGCGTCCGTTCGAATCCTAATCCGCCCCCAGGGCCCTGAGCAAGTGGACACCCGGTTTCCACTTCTTGCACTACCGTTT